ACGGAGATTGGGAGCCTGATTGGAGCGATTATAGTAATAATAAATTTTTAATTTATTATGATGGAGAAGACGGTCTGTTACGAATAAGTGCAGGGAGTATTAGCAATACTTTATCAAGCTTACCAACTTTAAAAACTAGAGAAATAGCTCAAGAGTGTATTGACATTTTCGGAGATGAAATTAAAGAGGTGTTGTGTTAATGAAAGAATATCCAGAGAATATAGTATTAACTTTTAATCATGACTACGAGACGCAAAACTGGATTCTTGAGGAAAGTAAGTCAACAAAGGATAAGCTGCAGTTTTATGGATATGATGCAAATTTATATCCGTTAATCGACTTATCAAAGACTAGCGAAGAGAATCAAAAAGACGTAATAGAAAAAGTTAAAAAGTTATTTAAAAAAGATAATATAGAGATATGGTTAGATGATGTGAAAATAAAAGCTAAAAAAGGAACATTGACTATAGTATTTAAAGCTAGATTAAACGAAGACAAGCAAATAGAACTGGATTCAGACTTTGCTAAAAAGTTAGATGAAGTATATCAAAATTCACGAGCGATAGGAACGTTACAGTTTTTAGAGGAATTAGAGAAAACGAAAGTATTAATTGAAGTGATAGGAGGTTAAGTATTTGAAAGAAAATAGTTTTAGTCAACAAATCAAGAAAGCCGCAACTGATGAGTGGTACACTTTACCTTATTCAGTAGAAATAATATTACCTTACTTAAAAGAAAAGAATTTTAAAAAGGTGTGGTGTCCATTTGATAAGAAAGATAGTGAGTTCGTAAAGATACTACAAAAAGAAAATTATCAAGTAGTACATGGGCATATAGATACTGGAGAAGATTTTTTCAAATACGAAGAAGTTCCAGCAGGTTGCGAGGTTGTAGTAAGTAACCCACCATTTAGCAAAAGAGATGCTATATTTGAAAAATTATATAAAATGAATATCCCGTTTGCTTTAATTATGAATTCTAACGGATTGTTTGATAGTAAAAAAAGGTTTGAGATTTTCAAGAATAACAATTTTGAAATGTTGATACCTCAAGGAAGAATGAACTTTCATAACGGCGCAGAAGTGAGAAATAGTCCAAACTTTCAGAGTATATATATATGTAACGGAATATTAAAAGATAAGATAATGTTTACTTACATGAATAAAGATTAATAGGAGGTTAAAAGATGAAGCTGGAAAACTTAGAGAAAGTATCTAGTTTAAAAGAACAGTTTGAGAAATATGAAGAAATTCTACACATAATAACGCTAACCTCTAATTGCTGCATATCAGCTATTGAAGATGCAAAGGCTAGAAGAAGAATGAGTGATGTTATTAACGAAGTGAAAGACGAGTTAAAACGTATCTATCACAAGAAAAGAGATGAAGTAATTAGCGAGTTAAAAGAGCTAGGAGTAGAAGTGTAATGAGAATACTTTTAAACTACATTATTAATCTGTTTCTAAAGACTTTCAATAAAAAGAAATACTATGAAAGAAGCCCAAGTAAAGCTATAGTGCCATATATGAATAAAAATAAAATACAAGTTCATGAGGATAAATTTGAAGAGTTGTTAGCAACGAAAAATTTAACGATAGAGAAAATAAGTGCTAAAAATTTAAAAGTAGAAAGGTTAGAGGATATAAAAAAATGGAATCTTTAGAACAACTTAAACAAGTATTATTGTATGAAGAGATAGCAAATGTTAACGGAAACGGAGATGTTTTATTTTTAAAAGATGGAACAAAAGTCGAGTTCTATATGTCTGACAATGATTGATGCGCATTAGCTTATGGCGACTGGAAGTTGCTTGAGAATTTTGAGGGAGTTATAACAGATGTAAAATTCAAAGCTACAGAAGAATACTGCGGACGTACAGTAAATAAATTATTTATAACTATTTATCATAATCAGAATGAAATAGCACAAGCGGATTGTTATTCAGATGATGGGAACGACGGATATTATTACTCTGTTTTGTCTGTAAGAGTTACAAACATTGACGGGAAGAAAATTGATGATTTTACAATATTAGAAGCTTAAGAAAAGAAAGGATAAAGAATAAATGAAAAAAATATTATTTACAATTACAACATTACTAATGATTATATTTTTTGGAGGATATGCAACAGCAACAGAGATTAAAGTTGACAAACCAGAAGTTAAAGTTACGACTAGTGGAGATAGATTCAGCCCGGTTACAGTTGAATATAAGACTAAATTTAGTGATGATTTAAAGATGAATACAGGAGATAAAGTCGTATTTAATCTACCGCAAGAATTAAACCTACAAACAAGCTATAATTTCGATGTTAACAGCGCAGAGGGCGCAGTAGTAGGTAAAGCAACAGCGAGTGTAGAAAACAATAACGTTACAACAGTATTTAACGATTATTTCACAAACAAACCATTAAATAAGAGTATGCAGTTATCTTTAATGACAGTATGGAACAAAGAAAAAGTTACAGGAAAAGACACAACAACATATGATTTGAATTTTAACGGAACTATTGTTAGCACGAAAGTAGACAAAGATGGAGTGCCAGATTCACAAGAAATAGTTACTAAATGGGGAGAACAAGACGGAAATATAATTAAATGGGCAGGACGTGTAAATTACAAGAAAGCTAACCTAACTAATGTAGTAATTACTGATAAATGGGATAACAACCAAGAATATATTGAGGGAAGTTTAAAAGCTAGAATTTTATCAAGCATAAGCCCGTGGACTAAAATTGGAGAAGTAGCAAAAGAGAACGTTGAATTTAATTCAAATGGATTTACAATTAAACTGCCTGCATTAAATGAGATTGTATCATTAGAGTACTCAACAAAAGTTAAAGATTTAAGTAAGAATCCAACTAACAACTTACATATTCAAGCAGACAATAATGTAGACTGGGACAAAGATGTAGAGGTACAAATCGCAAAAGGGACTGGGAACGTAGAGGGAGAGAATAAACCAGAGCCAGTATTTGAAATACCAAATGAAGCACCTAAATACGAAAAACCAGAACTTAACATTGATGATATTCCATTAATGCCACCAGCACCAATTGTTGAAAAGCCATATCTTGATTTAAAAGATATACCATTATTACCTCCTGCACCAGTGTTAGAGAAACCATACATTGATATTAATGATATACCTATGATGCCGCCTGCTCCAGTATTAGAATTACCAGAACTTAAGATTCCAGAACAACCAAAAGAAGTTGAAAAGCCAAAAGTAAAAGAAGTAGCTAAAGTTGTTAAGGTAAGTAAAAAAGAAAGTAAACAAAATAATCAAGTTAAGAAGTTAGCTGCAACAGGGGCAACAAGTAAAGATGTAACATTCTTAATCGTAGGAGCATTAGCACTAGCATTAGTATTGAATCGTAAGAGAGCTAAATAAGATTAAAAGAGGATAGAGTATGAGAACAAAAGAGGAAAAGAGAGCAAACTGGAAGATACATTATTTAAGTAGAATTAATTATCTTCAAGGATTAATAGAAAGTAAAAATAATACATTAAAGACTATTGAGTATAGAAAATCACAAGTTAAAGCTATTGATTATGCAAAAGAACAAATCAAAGGTGGGAATAAATCAAGCTGGGAAGCTCTGATAGATAAGACGGACGAGTGTAAAGAATACATCATTCAAAAGAACATAGAATTACATGATTCAATACTAGAGATTATGAAAGTAATAGACAATGTTAAAAATGATGAGTACAGATTATTGTTAAGCATGAGATATATAGAGTGCAAGAAGTGGGATGAGATTGAAACTAGGTTAGATATAAGTACTAACACTAGAGCTAACAAGCATACAGCAGCATTGAAATATATTCATTTACCAAGAACACAACAATAAGTATTAAAAAGTGTAAATAAGTATAAAGAGGTACACACAAGTATATTTGAATTTGATATAATATAAATGTAAGAGTTAACAGGGAAAGTTAACAAATGGTATTTAATCATAATATCGCAAAAGACGATAAACTTTCCTTTCAGGTTAATATTTTTTAAAACATAATTACTTAAAAACATAATTACTAACAAAATTATATATAAGATAAATAGGCAAAACGTTCTCTGTTAGCTACTTGCAAAAATTGAAGATTATTACTTCTATTCATAATGAAAAACTCTTTATTTTAATTTTATTTTTTTAATACTTCGGGTAATCATAAAAAAATATTTACAACGCGACATACCTTTAATATTTTTTTAATTTTTTTATACGAAAGAAAAGCACTGTAAAAGGTGCTTTTTTTATTTTATCAAGAAAGGGGGCGATTAGATGGCAAAGTATGACGACTGGTTAACGGAAGAAGGTTTAACAGTTATAGAAGGTTGGGCAAGAGATGGCTTAACTGATAAACAAATAGCTCAAAACATGGGAATAGGTTACACCACTTTCAAAGAGTGGAAGAAACGCTTTGAGGCTTTTTCGTCCTCCTTAAAAAAAGGTAAGGAAGTAGTAGACAGGCAAGTAGAGAACGCATTATTTAAAAGCGCAGTAGGTTTCCACTACACAGAAGAAACTGTAACTAATGCTGGTGCTGTAGTAACTGTTACTAAATATAGTAAACCAAACACAACAGCCCAGATATTTTGGTTGAAGAATCGTAAAGCTGCATGGAGCGACCAAAAAGACAACGCAGCAGCGCCAGAGCCTGTAATAATCGTTGATAGTTGGGATGATGATTAATGAGTGTATTTAGAATTGAAAAGAACGTGAATCCACACTTTAAAAGTGTGTGGGAATCAAAAGTTCCTTATAACGTTTTAAAAGGTGGACGTAATAGTTTTAAATCATCTGTAGTAGCGTTGAAATTAGTTAAAGAGATGAGTAAACAATTAAATAAAAATAAAAGAGCTAATGTAGTAGTAATCCGAAAAGTAGCTAACACAATACGAGATAGTGTATTTAATAAAATACAATGGGCTTTAAATATATACGGTTATGCGAATCAGTTCAAAGCAACAGTAAGTCCATTTAAGATAACACATATTTACACTGGTTCAACCTTTTATTTCTATGGCGCAGACGACTTTCAAAAGCTAAAGTCAAACGATATAAGCGATATTGTTGCTGTGTGGTATGAAGAGGCTGCGGAGTTCGACAGCAAGGAAGAGTTTGACCAAACAAACATTACATTCATGAGACAGAAGCATAAAGATGTAAGGTTTGTTAAATTCTATTGGTCTTACAACCCACCTAGAAACCCATACAACTGGATTAATGAGTGGAGCGAAGAGGTAAAAACAGATGATAGTTATTTAGTTCATGAATCTAGCTACTTAAATGATGAGCTAGGTTTTGTAACTGAACAAATGCTATTGGATATTGAGAGAATCAAACAGAACGATTATGAGTACTATAGATATATCTACTTAGGAGAGCCAGTAGGACTAGGAAGCAACGTTTATAATATGTCTTGTTTCCATCCGTTAACAGAGTTGTCAACTAATGATAGATTAATAGGTATCTCTTACGCACTAGATACAGGACACCAGCAGAGCGCTACTGCTTGTGGTGCTTATGGAATAACAGCAAGAGGTAATGTAATTTTATTAGACACGTATTATTACAGCCCTGCAGGTAAAAGCATTAAG